CCGGGTTTCGAGAGCCTGGGCGTATGCCATCGGTGTAACCCTCTGTTCTGCCATATCTGTCTGTAGCCGAAAGCTACATCTAGAGAAAGCGTCACATGGTTACTTAATTTCCAATGACTGTCCAGGCTCTCTTTTCCGGAGGCCCTCGGGTGGGCACTTCCTTTCGGAAACGAAGGGTCGTTCCTAGGAATTGTGATTATCACATGCCCTAGCTCACTCGTTTGGGTTAGTAATTAACTCAAATTAATTGAGGGATCATTATGTCTAGACCCGGTTTTCCAGTTAATATGGTCGAATCTGGTATGGTGCAAAACACCTACGAAAGATACGACGGCTTTCAAACTCATGGCGCTGACGGTTTTTCAAAAAAGCGTACGCGCTATGAGGATAAAGTCGGTGTGGGTACGCCCGGGTGGCCAACTGCCATTCGGACTAACTCATACCTCCGATCTAAATTCACCTGGGAACAGTCGGAGCTTTCGGTAAATGGGACTGTCAATAATGGCTTTAATGCCAATGGCACCCCATCTATCGATCACTTCTTCGGTAACTGGGCGGATTCATTCGGTCTTAACTGGTCACCCTGGGATGATGATGGCTACAATCTTGACACCGAGTTGGAAATCGTTCAAAGCCGCCTTATGGGCAAGCTGATAGACGATATCCAATCTCGGAGGGTCAACCTTGGAGAAATCTATCACACCAGGGCGCAGGCAGCTAGTATGGTTGCGTCAACGGCAAATCGCCTCGCCGGGAGCTTTTTGGCTCTCCGTCGGGGTAACTTCGCTGGCGCAGCCCGCTATCTGACTGGTGCCGACCCTCGCACTCGTTTACGCATCCGAACCTCTGGTTCGGGTCATGCTACTTCGGGTGCGGGTGGGATCCCGGAACAATGGCTTGCCCTCCAATATGGATGGAAGCCAGCGCTCCAGGATGTGTACAACAGTCTTGAAACTGTTAGGCGCGCGAATAATGACAATGGCGATCTGTTCTCTGCGAAGGCAACTGCTTCCGCTTCAGCTGATGATTTAAAGCTGACCCGGTCGCGTGCTGCCCCGCATGGTCCAGATATGTCCGTTGACGTTACCGAGCGCCAGGTGCGTGGAAACGCATCTGTTACATACGGAATCGACAGTTCTTTTATGTCGAATCTGTCCCAATTGGGTATTATCAATCCGGCCTCACTCGCGTGGGAACTTCTTCCTTATTCGTTTGTGGTTGATTGGTTTATTCCAATAGGCTCCTTCTTAGAACGGCTAGATTACACCAACGGACTCGTTTTTCGGTCTGGTTGGTGGTCTTACCATGCTAAGCAGAAGGTCAGACAGCGCGTCAAGACCTCCCAGGTGACCAGCGGTAATATTACCGCCAGTTGGTCTGGGGGGTCTGGTCAGGGAGAGGCGTTCGTGATGGCTCGATCAGCTATCTCGGATTTCCCCTCTGTCCCGACGCCGCGTTTCAAGGATCCCTTCTCTCTAACCCACGTTGCTAACGCGTTGTCGTTGTTAGCGACGGCCTTTCGCGGGGGTAAAATCCCGCGTTAGGTGATTCTCCTCTTGCGGAACAATTTCGCTTGGGGTTCATCAACTAATCACGTAGGTAATCTACATGACCACTCTCACTTTGACGGATGCCGCAGGCACTCCCGTAGCTAGGAGCTATCCGATCTCGTATGCCTCTCCCGACCTCGCGGTTTGGAAGGACTACTCGACGAATAGCGGTGTTCCGGCTGGTGCTGGCGTCGCCTCGCTTTCCCTTCGGGAAAACGGGAACGGTACCAATCGCCTTACCGGAAAACTGGTGCTCCCTTCAATGGAAACATTGGATGGAGCTACCTACGCGACGAAAGCCTTCGATTGTATCGGGACTTTCGATCTCGTATTTCCTGCCAGGGCGTCACTCCAAAATCGTAAAGACCTGAAGGCGATGTTTATCGACCTTCTGGGCGATGCGATCGTGACCTCTGCTGTGGAAAACTTCGTCCATCCAGCTTAACTGAGTTAGGCTGAATTTGAGCGGGTTTTCCCGCTTAGGAGCTTCTATGTTAGTTCGAAACAACACAGTTTGCCCCCATTGCGGGAAGTTGTCCGCCACGGATGTGTATGTACGGTCTCTCGAGTCCAGTTGTTCTGTTGATTACTGGGTTGTCGCAATTGAATGTTACGACTGCCTGGCGATCGAAGAATACTGGGTCCATGTTTCCGTACTCCGTGGTTGGATTCGGTTGCTGGCTAATCCCGGTGACCCGGTTAATAAATGGTCTCCCTGCTGGTCTGCTTTATTGTCAGACCAACAGAAGAAATCATTATTCCGCTCTTTCGAGCGGATTTTGCCGAGAGGGGCCGTCGACCACCGTTCCGCCGATTTTCCTGAGCTCTGGCGAATCATTCGCTATCTCAGAAGAAATGGCGGTCCTGTGGACGGCGAAACCTTCGAGGCTTTTAGCCGCGCTTGGTCCTGCCTTTAGCAAGCAGGTCCACATCCTTTGGAGAGTTAGATGAACAAGCATGAGCTTGATCGTCACGTTTCAGTTGCTGAGCAGCTGTTGCGTGCTCTCGATTGCCCACGTGCCTTATCAGTAGTAATACTGATGAGGTACGAGATGTGGGACGAGATCGCTAATCTTCGACTTGATCCTCTGGCTTTTAATGACGCGGAGAGCTTTTTTAAGGCTCATCAGGCCACTAAGCTTTTGTCTAAAGCAAAGTGGTTACCGACGAGCTTTGATAAGCGCCTCGTAGCCAAGAAAAAGTTTGAAGAAGCCGAAGACCAGTGCGGACGCACAAACCTCACTTGGGCCTCTTACCGTCGGATGAAATTTCAGTTTCTACCCGACCTCGAGCGAGTTTTTTCGCTCGCTCGAAGAAAAATCGGTAAGGTGCTTGGTGAGAATTTGTACGCTTGGACTGAGTTCTGTGACTTCGGCCCCGGAGCAGATGGTTCTACTGATCGCGGAATGACTTCCGCATACAATAAATTGTCGACTCCAGGATGCATTACCCATGGGGCTTACCCCTACCTAGAAGTGTTCTCAGAGCTAACTGCTCTGGGTCGCCTCTTCGTAGGAAACCTCGAAACGCGGACGTTAGATATAACGTTTTCGCGGGGTAATGCGGTCACATTTGTCCCTAAGAGTGCTAAGACAGATAGACCCATCGCTGTCGAACCGAGGTGGAACATTTTCTTCCAGAAGGGAATGGGCCGTTACTTACGTAATAGGCTCAAGCTTTTTGGAGTGAATTTGGACTTCCAGGGTTTGAATCAAGCTTTGGCAATCTATGGGTCGCGGACCGGAAAGTACGCGACTATCGACTTAGCATCCGCTTCCGACACTGTCTCACGGGAGGTAGTTCAAGCACTTTTGCCTGAACCGTGGCTTGACATTCTCGCCGCTGTGCGTAGTCCCGCGTATCGCCTTGATGGCGAATGGCGGTCCTACGAAAAGTGGTCGAGTATGGGGAACGGCTACACTTTCGAACTAGAAAGTTTGCTGTTCTGGGCCCTCTGTAGTTCTGTAAACGAGGACGTCGCTGTTTATGGCGATGATCTGATCGTTCCTACAGAGTCCTATGAGTCAATCGTGAGAGTACTTGAGGTCTGCGGCTTTTCGGTTAATACCGAAAAGTCGTTTCACTCGGGCCCTTTCAGAGAGTCGTGTGGTCAGGATGCCTTTGACGGCGTCTCGGTCACTCCGATTTACTGGAAGGATATACTCGATGATCAAGGTGCTCTTACTCTGGTTAACCAGATTTCCGTCCTTTCTGCTCGCTTGGGTACCCCGGAATTTCGTTTTCCGGGTCTCAAGAAAGTGTGGAAGGATCTGGTCTATCAGTTACCGAAGCGATTCCAGCAACGAGGACCGACCACTATCTCCACCGTCATCCACGACGTCGAAACGTCTTGGTCAGCGGTGAGGAAATTTGGTTGGGACGGTGTTCACCTCGCAATTTGGGTGCCGGTACCTCAAAGGTTCCGGTACTTTCGTTACGAGGCTGCCGTTCTGTCGCTACTGTTACGCCGTGAGTGGTCTAATATTGGAGTTCAGTTGCCTAGATACGTTGACTTGTCAGTCTTCGCTTCTGAGTTTTCTGAGCCACCATCATTTGGCTCTCACGGTTTTACTGTACGCGATCGCGTTGTTTGGAAGAAGAGGACAGTCTTTGTTCCCTGCGGGTTCAGAGACGTAGGACCTTGGGGCCCTTAGGCCCTAAACCTTTCCGTTGGGTATAAACTCCCAGCTGGAGGGGATCAGCCAAAAGCTGCTCTCTTCAAAG